CGCCGTCATTACCCAACGCCTGGTCGACCTGGACCGCTCGCTGCAACGCGCAGCGCGCGGCCAGCGTACCGCCCTGTGCCGGGCTGCGGCGCAGGAGCTGGGCCTGAGCCTGGCAACCCTATACCGCAAACTGGAGGAAGTGACCGTGGCCGCTGCTCCCCGTAAACGCCGCGCTGATGCCGGCCAGAGCGCGCTCACCCGCGAGGAGGCGCTGACCATCAGCGCCACCTTGATCGAGTCCGCCCGCCGCAACGAAAAGCGCCTCTATTCCCTGGGTGATGCCGTCGAGGCGCTGCGCGCCAGCGGCATGATCCGCGCCGAAGCCGTCGACAAGGTCAGCGGCGAGATCCGCCCGATGTCGCTCAGCGCTATCAGCCGCGCCCTGTATGCCTACAAGCTGCACCCTGACCAGCTGCTGGCCCCGGCGCCGGTCACCGAGCTGCAGAGCCTGCACCCCAACCACATCTGGCAGGTGGACGCCTCGCTGTGCGTTCTCTACTACCTCAAGCCCACCGCCGAGAAGAACGCCAACGGTCTGCGCGTGATGGAGGCGGACCAGTTCTACAAGAACAAGCCCAAGAACCTCGCGCGCATCGCCGCAGACCGGGTCTGGTCGTATGAGATCACCGACCACGCCAGCGGCTGGATCTACCTCCAGTACGTGATGGGCGCCGAGAGCGGCGAGAACCTCAACAGCGTGCTGATCAACGCCATGCAGGAGCGCGGCGGCGCCGACGTCATGCACGGCCGGCCCTTCGGTCTGATGATGGACCCAGGCTCAGCCAACACCGCCGGGATGACCAAGAACCTCTGCCGCAGCCTGGGCATTCAGATGATCGTCCACGCACCTGGTGCTGCTCGCGTCACCGGCCAGGTGGAGAACGCGCGGAACATCATCGAGCGCAAGTTCGAGGCTGGCCTGCGCTTCCAGCCAGTGTCTGACCTGGACGAGCTGAACGCCCTGGCAGCCAAGTGGCGCATGCACTTCAACGCCACGGCCAAGCACAGCCGCCACGGCAAGTCGCGCACCGACGTGTGGCTGACCATCCGCCAGGAACAGCTGATCAAGGTGCCCAGCGTCGAAGCCTGCCGCCAGTTGGCCGTGGCCGAGCCCGAGAGCCGCAAGGTCAACACCAAGATGCGCGTCAGCTTCCAGGGCCGCGAGTTCGATGTATCGGTGGTGCCGGATGTCATGGTCGGCGACAAGATCATGGTCACCCGCAACCCCTGGAACGATCAGGCCGCCCAGGTGGTGACCGTCGATGCCCACGGCCACGAGGTGTACTACGTCGTGCCGGTGGTCGAACGCAACGAGCTGGGCTTCGACGTCACCGCCCCGGTGATCGGCGAAGCCTTCAAGCGCATGGCCGACACCCCGGCCCAGGTGGCACGCAAGGAAGCCGCCAAGCTGGCCATGGGCGCCGACACCGAGGAAGACGTGGCAGCGGCCCGCAAGGCCAAGGCCATCCCCTTCGGTGGCCAGCTGCAGCCCTACAAGCACATCGACGATGCCCAGCTGCCCACCTTCATGCCGCGCCGTGGCACTGAGCACGAACTGGCCGCGCCTACCGTCGTCGCGCCGCCGCTCAGCATCTTCGCCGCTGCCAAGCGCCTGCAGGGGCGCTTCACCGACTGGAGCCCGGAGCACTACGCCTGGCTGAGCCAGCACCACCCGGCCGGCATCCAGGAAGAAGCCCTCGACAGCGTCGAGGCCAGCCTGCGCGCCGCCTTCACCCGCCGACCAACCCTTTCTGTCGTAGGAGGTGCGTGATGCTCAAGCTCAAAGCACTGCTGCGCTACCACAACCTGGGCCAGGCCGACCTGGCTCGCGAGTTGGGCCTGAGCCGCCCGACCATTTCCCAGCTGATCAACCACAGCATGTGGCCCAAGACCATCCCGCAGGAGGACTTGAAGGCGCGCATCGTCGCCTGGCTGGAGAGTTTCAACGTCACCGGCATGCAGCTGGTGGGCATTTTCGAAGAGGAGGAGAACCAGGAGCAGAACACCAAGGTGGCCGCTGGGCGCTGCAACGCCCAACGGCCTGAGCACCGCAATCCCAAGAAGCCAATCGAGGAGCCCGACACAATGCTACTACGCGCAACCAAACTGACACAGCAGGCACGCCAGCACTTCGGCATGTTCGGCGACCCGTTCGCAGACCCGCGCACCAGCGCTGATCTGTTCGTCTCGCCGGATATCCGCTACGTGCGCGAAAGCCTCTACCAGGTCACGCGCTACGGCGTATTCCTGGCGATCCTGGGCGAGTCCGGCTCGGGTAAGTCCACCATTCGCAAGGATCTGCACGAACGCCTGCGCACTGAAGACAAGCCGGTGATCGTCATCGAGCCCTACGTCATCGGCATGGAAGACGACGACTTCAAGGGCAAGACCCTCAAGGCCATGCACATCTGCGAGGCGATCCTGGCCACCGTTAGCCCCGGCAGCAAGATGCCGCGCGGCCTGGATGCCCGGTACCGCGCCGTGCACAACGTGCTGCGCGAGTCGCACCGCATGGGCAACCGCCACGTCCTGGTGATCGAGGAGGCCCACGCCATCCCGGTACCGACGCTCAAGCACCTCAAGCGCTTCTTCGAGCTGGAGGACGGCTTCGAGAAGCTGCTCAGCATCGTGCTGATCGGCCAGAGCGAGCTGGCCAACAAGCTCAGCGAGAAGCGCGCCGACGTGCGCGAGGTGGTGCAGCGCTGCGAGGTGGTGAAGCTCAACCCGCTCGACCAGCACCTGGGCGACTACCTCAAGCACCGCTTCAAGCTGGTCAACAAGCCCTTGGAAGAGGTGATGGACGAACCGGCCATCGAAGCCCTGCGCAGCAAGCTCACCGGTACCGGCTCCAAGGAGAACGGCTCGGTGCTGTACCCGCTGGCCGTGCACAACATGCTGGCCGCTGCCTTCAACCAGGCCGCCCTGGTCGGCGCCACCCGCCTGTCGGCGGACATCATTGCGGAGGTGTGAAATGCAGAAGGCAATCCTGACTTTTACGGATAAAGCGGGCGGCAGCGTCGACGTCAACCTAACCTTCGAACCCGGTGTAAAGGGCGATGCGCCGATCACTCCTGCGATCGGTCTCGGCTTCAAAGCTCTGGAGGCTCTCAAGAAGAACGAGCAGCAAAGCTCGGTTGACCTGGAGCGCCTGCGGGATCTGATCCGTCCTGTGGTTCATCTCGCCAACCGTCACGTAGCGAACCTGCACAGAGCTGGGCGCGAGCAAGCACAAGCGATCGCCGATCTTCGCGCGCTTAACGATGCCTTGGCCGCGCTGCCCAAGCCGGCCAGCGACGAGGAGGAATGACCATGCGCGCTCCCAACATCATCCCGCTCAACGCCAAGATCGCCGCCGAGATATCCATCCAGCACGCGCTGCCCATGTGCACCGTGCTGACCCCGGAACTGGCTGACAAGCTCCACGCCCTCAACGACATGACCCGCCGGCTGCGTGCGGCGGGCGTGCGCATCGAGGGCGCCTCACCGCTCGACGCCAAGATCTTCATCAACGCCGAGGACTCCGACCAGCTCGCCGCATCGTTCAGCAGCGAATGGCGCAGCCCGAGCTGGAGCACCCACGGCACCAAGACCATCAACAGCGTCCGCCTCGGCGGCTGCTACGTCTGCTGGCTGACGCCGGCAAAGGGGCTGCAGCAATGAACGCTTTCACCATGAAAAGCATGGACAGCGCACCTAAAGACGGACGTGAAGTAATACTGAAAGTGGCGCGCCGGGCCGGGATTGCTGGCTGTTTCCTGGTCGGGCATTACATGCCAGGTGGTCACTGCATTGAGGATCATCCAGCGATCGCCGCTGGCTGGTATTTCTGGAATGGCCTCATGTTTGATAAAGCGGCTGAGCCTCTCGGCTGGTGCCCGCTGCCTGGTGAAGCCGCGGACTCGATCACCGTCCTGGAAGCCTGGGAAGCCATCGGCCACGACACCGGCATGAATCCATCGAAGGACGAGCTGCTCGACTCGCTCCGCAACATGTCGCGCCTGGCCACGATCCTCAGCGAGGCCACCAACCCAGCTGTCCACCGCGTACTAACTGAGCGCATTCGCCAGATAACGCAGTACGGCTACGACAGGGAGCACGACGATGACCATGCCTGCGACGAGATCGCAGCACTGGCCACCTACTACGCGATGCCACCGTCTGCCCGTTACTGGGATGCAACCAGCACCGGCTATGGCGACACCCTGGGCGAAGCGATCCTGCCGGAAGGCTGGACTGCCAAGCCATGGGATGGGGAAGAAGCCGGCCGCATCCGCGAGCTGGAGAAGGCGGGTGCGCTGATCATCGCCGAGCTGGAGCGCCTGCACCGAGCCGAACAACGTGCCGCCGAGCCGGCCGAGGCGGTGCAGTCATGAACAGCATGACCAAGTCCGCCGTACAGCTAACCGTCGAACGCCGCCTGCGCGAAGCCCTGGAGCTGCTCAAACGCAGCGCTGGCTACGCCTCGGCCTATCCGACCATCGGTGGCCACAAGCTCAACGACGAGATCTGCCGCTTCCGCGAGGCGGTACAGGCCGAACTCGAAATCAACACCCAACAAGCCGAGGAAGAAACCCATGGCTGAGCAAATCCAAGTCCCTGAAGGCTTCCGCATCGACGCCCAGGGCCGTCACGTACCTGAATCCATGATCAAACCGCTCGACCTGATGCGCGACGAACTGGTGATGGCCATCGTCGGCAAGACCCAGGAACTCAACCTGGCGCTGGTCGACTTCAAGGCCAAGGTGTTCGGTGAGGTCGACGCCCTGGTGGCAGTCGCGGCCGACGAGTACGGCGCCAAGCTGGGCGGCGCCAAAGGCAACGTCACGCTGTTCAGCTATGACGGCCGCTACAAGGTGGTGCGGGCCAAGGCGGACAACATCCGCTTCGACGAGCGCCTGCAGGGCGCCAAGGCGCTGATCGACGAGTGCCTGCAGGAGTGGGTGAAGGGCTCGCGCCCCGAGATAATCACCCTGATCAACGACGCCTTCAAAGTCGACCAGGCCGGCAACATCCGCACCGGCAGCGTCCTGGCGCTGCGCCGCCTGGAGATCACAGACGAGCGCTGGACTCGCGCCATGCAGGCTATCAGTGACGCCGTCACCGTGGTCACCACCAGCTCCTACGTCCGTGTGTACGAGCGCGTCGGTGATACCGACCAGTACCAGCCCATCAGCCTCGACATTGCGAAGGTGTGACCATGGCACTTTCTACCGAAGACCGCGCGCGCCTGATTGATCGCCTGGATCGTAGCTTCCAGGCCATGCCGCGCTGGGTAAAGACCGCGACCAAGCATGCGATGGGGGCGCCTTCGCACCATCCCGCAACCGGCAAGAAGTTCGAGAGCTTCCGTGAGGTCATCGAGGCGGCTGCCGACGAGACACTGCTGATCCTCAAGGAGGACTTCGAGGACAACGACGATCTGGCGCCGGAGGTTCTGCAATGAAGACCCTCGAATGCACCGTGAAGTACTACATGGGCGCCTACCAGACCAACACCGTGCGCAGCCAGCGCGCCAGCTGCAGTCACTCCGAGGACGAGGCCGTGCGCCACCTGGGCGTGAAGCTGTTCGGCGAGCAACTCGACCACGTCGAGCGCATCGATCTCAAGCCCAGCGATCAGCCGGGCATGAGCCGCTGGCTGATCGTTGGCCAGGAGGTGCAGTGATGGGCCATCCAATCTTTCAAGACGCACCATCCAGAGACATGACCAAGGCCCAGGAGCGCCAAGCCGAGCTGGATGCGCAGGTCGAAGCCTTCCTGGCCAAGGGCGGCGAGATCAAGGCCTTCGACAACTTCCGCCGTCCTATCGAGAGTGGGCCCCGGCGCTCGAAGTCGATCAACCCGGAGCAGCAGAAGCCAGCCCAGGCTGCGCCCATCAAGGCGAAGCCGGCCAAGCCCGCCGCTCCTGTGAAGGCAAAGCCGGTACCGGAGGTGCCAGCCGAACCGGTGGTAGTGGCTACTATCGACCTCAGTGCCGAGCTGCGCGCCTTGCGCAAGCAGACTGCAGCCATCAACCGCCGCCTTAATCGCCTGAGCTGCTCTATGGGTGGTCGCGCATGAGTATCTCGAAAGGCGTACTCGGCAAGATCCACATCGCCAAGGGCCAACTGGGCATG